ATAATCAGTACTGCAAGCGTGTCGCCTGCAACCCTGTTAAACGTAACCATTTTTTCACGAAATGTATTAGGATTTTCCATTATATACTTCCCTTTCCTACTAAGTAAAGAGGGCCTGTCCAATTGATTGGGAAACCACCTTCAAGAACATTACCTCTTGAACCGTTTCTCTCAGGAGCTGACCAACCAGCACACTTCAACAAAGTCCCTTTTTTGAACTTCTTGTCATCATCAACATTGACAACAAAACCCCAAGCAGTACCACCATTATTAGTCATAATTTTGATGTACTTAGAACCTTTCTTGATAACCCATTCTTCTTTAAATGCTGCCTTCATTTCATCAGACACGTTAAAGTTTTCATAGTCAGCATTTGCAGCAGCAAGCATATTCGCAATACCGTCTTCAACAGCAGTAAAAGTTTTTTTAATTTCAATAGTCATAATATAGTCTCTCTCTTTGTTTTCTCAGTTTATACCTTAGTATAGACCATAGAATAGAGTTTGTCAAGAGAAATCGTAGCTTATAAGTCATTGATTTTAAACGAAACTCAAAGAAAGTTTAAATTAATTTAGCGTCCTTGTCTGGGATCAGGGCCATCTAACTGCATAAAATCGTCATTCCAAGAGAATGCTTCCTTTACAACTGGTTCTGATAATCCTTTATATTTCTGATGGAGAACCTTATCTTTGGCTGCACACAATACATCTGCTTCACTCTCATGCAAACCTTCAAGCATTTGTACAAACATTGTTTCACGTTTGTTCTGTGTAATACTAGCATTACCGCCTTCTAAAAAATGGTAAAGCTTACGTGATTCGTAAGCAAGAACACTATGTTCTGTTCCTTCTGGTGCATCATTACGAGAATAGGGAACGTCACCCTCTGGCAATAACCACTTAATCTTAGGATCAAAAGCTGACTTTATTACCATGCGAAGTGAATCACTATTATGTTCTCTTAGAAAGTTTACTTTTTCCTTCTTTGATTTGATTTTTGAAACCTTGTCTAAGATTTCTGATATTAACAGTTCCATTATTAAAATTCTCCTATAGATTCTGTAAGTGTTTTTAGTCTTTGTTTAATAAAATAGTTTAGTAATTTGCTGCGACTGTTTTCTGGCGCATCCTTATATGTAACCAATATCTCTGTTCGTAGTTCATCTGGAACACATCCCAAATCTATCAAAGTTTTATTCCTTTGAAAGTTTCTTTTGATTTCATCATTCGGAAAGTTGCCATCTATCATTGCAGCTATCTTCTTCTTACTTAGTGGTTTCTGACGAATACCATCTACAAAAGAATTATCTGGTGAAAGAACATTAGGTACACCATCACTGGTATCACCTTTTAGAACGTGTTCTTTTAGATAGTCATCTGGATTAATACCATTTATCATTTTCTTGGTAATAGGGCTGTACTGCTTTACATTTGGATATTTCTGTAATTGAATGAAATCTTTATCACCAGATAGTATCATAACTTCATCAGAAGATTCTGAACAAAGAGTTGCAATAATATCATCAGCTTCAGCACCATACACTTCTAAGAACTTGTATGGCATATTATTCTTTATTTCTTCTTTGATCTTATTCAAGCAACTAAAGATATCATCCCAATTTTTTGAATCTTTTTCTCTACCTTTTCTACGACTGTGTTTATACTCTGGAAAATAATCACGCCTCCAGTAATGTCTTGAGTCATAGCATAAGACAAGCTCTCCAAACTCAGACACAAATCTTGAACGATACATTCGTAAGGAATTAAGAATCATGTGCCTTACCATGTTCTCATCAATATCTGACTCTTTCTGCATATGCAAGTGCATCATAATACTTGCAAGAGAAATTTGGTTCATATCAACTAAGATCATCATCAGGCTCCATTACTGCATTATAACTTGCAATCATATCATCAATAGTATGTTCATCTAATTCACAAAATGGAGTATTATCTGGATCAATTGAAAGATCAGTAGTCATATCCACTAATACTTGGAGGGGATGGTGTATATTATTTGTTTTTAATATTGATGATTTTATTGTCTCTTGTATAAAAGTAATATCTTTAATAAAAGATTTTTCGCTAGTATCTATTCCATTTTCAACTAATATTGATAAAATAGCTAATAAACAAGTATGAGTAATTTCATCACAATATGCAAATTGTTCTGCTATTATAATTTGGTCTTCTGTAGGAGTATTTATTGTTCTCTTCCAAGGGCCTCTTATAATTTCAGCTGAAGGAGTTTTATCAATCATTTTTTACTTCGACCTTTTCTGTCTCTAGAATAGATAATAAGTGGTGAGTGAGGCCTAACAAATTAGAACCTTCACTTCTTAATGCAGTCCAAAATATTTTATAGTCAGTTGGATTTTTATCCCTTGGAAAGTTATCAGCATCTTTTAGCAATGATTTAAAATTATTGATAATTTCATTCTGTCTTTCTATTGTGTATATAATACTCATTCTACCATACCCTGTTCCCAAACCGCACCCAAATCTGGATAAAATGTCCCAACATCACGTTTAGGTTTTCCAATATCTGGACCATACCAATAGTAACCAAGAGCAACACAACGACTTCTAATCTTTTTCTCTTGATACTCACCATAGAACATACAAGTCCAATCACCATGCTTGAGATAACTTTGCATTTGTCTTACATAACCTTCATGGTCTGCAAGTTTTGCAATTGCACCTTTAATATCTTTCTTAACACTAACACGTTCAACAGCAGCAAGTTCTTTCTGAGTCTTCATCCACTTCTTAACCTTATTAGGGTGTAGTTGGTGGTCTTCTGGTAAATCACGTAAAGATTCATGAAAATTACCTTTACCATAATCAGGATTTTTTGCAGCCCTTACTTCTCTTGCTTTTGCAAGACGTTCTGATGCAGCTGCTTTCTGCTCATCAGACATAGGTTTGCGAGGTTTGCGTTTCTTAGGTGCTTTCCACTCAGAATTATCTGTGATTGAAGTAATTTTCTTTCTAGCCATTTTAGCCTCTATTGTTGTTGTAATTTTTCTGTATCATTTATTTTACCCCTGTAAAATACATAACAAAACCATTTATAAAGATTGCAACTGCTACCGCATTTACTACAATCAAAGCACGATCATTCCACATGATAGAAACCCATAACCAACCAGCACAACCAGCAAACTGCAAAAACATATTATAAGGAAATAAGTTATTTGTGGTTGCGATCATTGCAAAAACCATGATTATTGAGGATACCCATTTAACATACCATACTAATTCATGGTGTTCCTTTAGTGGAGTACTTGTTTTAGTATCATGTACCATTAATAGCCATGTTCTTCCATACGTTTTTGTTGTGTCTTTGCTTCCCTACGGATAGCAGCGGCCCGTGACCTTCTACCTTTTTCACCTTTAGTCATGTGAGATTCACGTTCTCGTAATTCGTTAAAAAGACCATCCTGTTGGAGTTTCTTTTTTAAAATCCTTAATGCCTTATCGACATTATTATTTCTAACTTCAACTCTCATTTAAAATATCCAACCTGCTAAAGCAATTGCGCTGTTAATCACTACAATACCGCCTATAATTGTTAAACCTATTATCATCTTCCTATATCCTTTATACTATTTTTACTGATTACTTGATATGCACCCTTATTATAAGCTGGTGCAATCGTGAAATTATGATCCATCACTTTTTTCTTTGGTGCTAATCCAACTGGAATAACATTAGACATTGGTGCCAGATCGGGTTGGTGGAGATGGACGGGATTGAACCGACTACCTCCTGCTTGCAAAGCAGGCGCTCTCCCAAATGAGCTACATCCCCGAATAGTTTTAAGAAACTTTTGATGTTCAATCTCTGCTTTTAAGAGAGATTTAGATTTCTTTGATTTTTTGCGTTTACGAGTACTGGTTGTACTAAAATAAACTGGTAATAGATGCATTGTCATATTATTAATATACTACAGTGAAGAAGATTTGTCAAGGACTATTTTAATAAACATTTTTCATAACCCAAACTTTATTTTCTCTACAAGCAGTACCTCTCAATTTACGAAACTCTTTTCCTACGGCAACATTAGATACAAACTCTCTACAATTACCTTTTGTAGCAACAGGGCCTTGTGTTACACTAAAACCTTTTTTCTCATTTGTCCATCTAGACATCTGACCATCTGGATTACTACTTAGTGTTTGTCTCAACAGTAGTGTTGCGTGTATTTGATCTACTTTATCAAAATGAGCACCTACTGTATGTCCTACAACAAGACCAGCAACAGAATATGCAGCAACGGTTAAAGGACTTTTTCCTGATCCTACCATTGCACCAAGTCCAGCTCCTGCAATCGCACCAATCTTTGCTTTATTGATTGTATTGTTTTTAGGTGCCCATACTCCACGGCCAGGAATATAGTAATCTTTGGACGTACATCCAGTTATTTGGGAGCACCCTAGAGTGGGGTTTATACCAGAGGGCATCATAAACCCATTAGCTAAACACCCACT